TTGATTGGTTGGTGATTTGTTTCAGTAATTCCGGGAAATGCTTTTCGAGCCAATCCCGGTATTCATATTTTACGTTCTGAAGTGTTTCTTTATACAAGATTCCCCAGATTTGGCGGTTATAGATTTGGTAATTACCGTGTCGCTTCATATCGAGAAATCGGATATATGTCGGTAAGGTTGTTTCGGTTCTGACACCGCTCCCGTCCGGCGAAATGCGATAACGTGGATTCGTCAAAGCTGCCATAAGTGCGCCACTGCGCCCTTGAACGGTTGCGCCACTCCGCTTTTCTCTTACTCGATCATGTCCTTTTTGATATATGCGCGAGGAAGCAATAAGGCGTTGAGCCTCCAGAATGTCGCGGATTCCTTTCTCAAGCTGCTGCTTGAAATACTGAACTTTGATACCTTCCGTTTCCATTTCATCAAGTAATTACTTTGAATCCGACAGACCAACCGGCAAACCCGGCGAAAAACTGTGTTTCCGGGAGCGTGTTCAGTGTCGACACGTCAAACCGCATAAGAGGACACCCGGAGGTGAGGTCGTCAAGCATACACAACTTTAATTTTTCGGTTATGACTTGCGATGATTCGAGAACGCTCCATGTGTCCCGGCGTTGAGGGTCGTACTTTTCCATGACGAACACAACACACTCGTTTCCCTCCTTGAAACTATCTATATTCTTGCCCTCGCTTTCTGCGGCCGGCGGTAACACAAACAGAGTAATTGACCCGGTTTTAAGTGAGGTTATTCGTTTTGCCATAGCCTCGTCAACAGTAACGGGAAGAATCCCGGTAATAAGTGGAACACGTTTTACAAGGCGTTCCCAATATTCTTTATATGCGGTAAGATTTATCATATCTGCCCGAAATAGTGGTTAGCCTCTGCGGTACGACGTTTTACCAGACCGGGGAGAATCTTGCCGCCTCCGTGTACCCACTTGGCAAACTCGGCGCGTATTGTGGGGTCGGCAGGGTCTGTCATCACCTTCTTGAAAAGCGTCGATTTCTGGAACGCTCCGATTCCGATGTTATACGCCAGCGATACAAGCGCGTCGAACTGGTTGTTATTGATGTTCGCGCCCCGGAGTTTCGCGGCCACACCGTCGGCGAATCTCTTAATATCCGCCTCGAAAAGCGCGTCAGCCTCGGCCTGCGTGATACGTTTTCCGAGAGTAACCCCCGGCCCGGTATGTCCGTAGCCGATTGTCAGCACACCGGCGGGGCAACGGTACGCCGTCAGCCGACAGCCTTCCCACGCCTTGATTTTTGATTTGATAGACTGTGAAAGTTCCATAATGATTTATTTTTGTGAGTTGTTTTTGTCATGGATATACTCGAATTTACATTTGTAGAGATACAGCAACACCTCCCAGAAGTCGGCGGCCTCCACCTCCTTGACAGTTCCGAACAATCCGGCGGTGGCTACCTCGAAAGTGATACCGGCCCACCCGGTCTTGTCATCAGGACGGGAACCGCCGGAACTGCGGAAAATTATGCGTAGGTCAATTTTCTTGCCGTTAATGTCAATAGGGCCGGACTGTATCGCGCTCCATACCGATGAAAACAGTGTCGGGGCATGGAAAGCGATAAGGTCAGGCACGGAGGATTCTCCCGGTATATGGTAAAGAACACGGGCTATATCGGCATAACCTTCCGCCACACCTTCGGCATCCGTCTCTGCCAGACTTTCAAAAATAGTAAGGCATTTTACGAACTCTCCGAATGTGATACCGTCGAGCCAGTCGCCGGGGCCTTTGAAACCTTTATATTCCGGGAGTAGGTTAACAGTGGTGGCAAAATCAAGGCTCTGACGCTCTACTCCATTGATGGTCTTCGTCCTGAAAAACCCGTCAATGATTTTCTGCTGCGGCTCCAGTTCCGCGATGTGTTCCGGCTTCAGTATCGTGTAATTCACTTTTTTCAGACCAATCAGGTAAGAGAACCAGCGAGTACGAAAATAACCAAGGTCTATAACTCCGCCTCCCAAAGCGAAGGCGAGAAAACAATAATATTCATACTGTGCCGGAGTAAGTTCCCCGACACAAACAGGAATATCTACCGAGCGGCCGCGTGTGGTGATTGTTTCCATCAGAACGACATTCCTTTACTGTGAACGATTGGGCCTCCTACATACGGCACTGTTTCCATTCCCTCGGCATTGTAATCCGCCACAAGCTGCTGAAGCCGGTCTATGCACCTTTGAGCGTCAGCACCCAGCGAGGCCGCCACAGCTGTGCGGGCCGACTGTTCCGCTTTCAGCCGGGATTTTACCGGCTGCGACTGTTGCACCTGAACCACACCCTCCGGGATAACCTCGACGGGCAAACGCTCCACTGCTTTCTGCATTGTGAGCAATACCACGGCACGGGCGGCGGTGTCGCCGAACACCCCGGTTTCCTTCTCGCTTCCGCCAAGAATCAGCCCCAGCACCTTATCGCCGAGAACCGGCGCGATCTGCGCTTGCTGAACTTCCCGCATAATCGGCAGGAGCGTAACGAAAAGCCGGTGTGAACCGATGTTATAATATTCGTCGAACTGTTCTTTTGTGCGAATCAGGCAATTGTTCCGTAGCTTGCATTTGTGCGAGTTAATCCAGAATGGAAATTTGAAACGTTCGAGGGATTCCACAAGCGCGTCCGTCGCCTCGTATGCCAGACGCAAGATGTTTTCTTCGTCCTTGAACTCCTGTAATGCGGTAAGCCCTTTTTCATTTTCTCCCAGACGGCGGGAGCGTCCAGCGGTGTCGTGCTGCGCATCGAGCGTCGGGATTATCTTCAGCCAAGTAAAGAAAGCCACCGCTTGTTGCAGATACTTCAACGCTGTGCCTTTCTCAAAATCGAACTCCCCGCTCTCGTAGAACTCTGCGAGGGCTTCCACCGGCTCACGTCCTACAATGGCCGCTACGTCGCGGATTCCGAAAGGCAGAACCGGCTCCCACTTGTCGAAAGTAATATCACTGGAAATCATTCCGACGGCGGCGACAACTTCCGCACTGCCGTTTCCGTCTTTGTCAAACAGTTTCATCGCGTTTCAGTTTATAGGGTTTCCAGTCGTCAAAATCTTTATTGAACGACCGTATATTATCGAAAACTTCTTCTTTGTAGAATCGGGCCAACCCTGTATCAAGAGTGATAACCGTCTGTTCACAACGAGGATTACTGTTAAGGTTGGCGGAGCCTTCCACGGCGAAATCAAAACGCTCACCGAATCCGGCCATAACCTTTGAGTGGTTTCGGAACACCGCCACACGTCCGCCCCGGAGGGTTGCGGCCTGCCTCAATGTGTTGTAGACCTCTACAAACTTTGAATCGAATATTTCGCCGAGATATAGGTCGATACGTCCTATAAGGCCCTGACTTTGCCAGCGCAAAAGAGTTTCCGCGTCGGTGATAGCCATTGAGAAAGTGGAAAGCAATATATATTCGAGCGGCTGCTGTTTGAGTATAGCCCGTAAATATGTGAGCGCGTCCACGTCTCCGAACGAAAAACAGTGATACGCTTCGCCGGGGTTGAAGTGCCACGGCAAAGAATCTTCAAGGAACAACTCCGATTTTACGCGGCGTTCAAAATTCCGGCTCAACGTGCGATATACCCCGGTTTTCTTGCCGGTGTTCATATCCTCGGCGCGTTCCTTGCCTTCATCTTTCCCGCGTCCGGCGGCCGCCTCAGGCTTTTGGCTGTTTCCGAAAATATTACGCATTGGCTTTCATTCGGTTTTCGGGGTTAACGTTTCGTTCGGCCTCGACAACAGTACGGTAAAGACCGATTTTTATTTCTGTTCCGGGAAAATTCGCGTCGATGAACTGTTGGAACGGCTGACATAGCACCATATCAGGCACGGAGGTCTCGGTAGCGTTATACACCTTCAGGGCATAGAGTTTTTCCGAACCGCTTCCCAATTTGGTATCAAGTATGAGGTTGGATAACGAGGGGTCCAGCCCGAACCCGGAGGTGGCGGCCGCCTCGGCTTTCTTGCAGATAAGAACCTGCGCCTCGATATACTCTTTTACCTTGTTGTCGATAGGCACTATCTTCCAGCCCTCGAAGTTTCCGGCTTCAGGATTCCAGAACTGCGACGTATGAAGGAACTTTCCGGCGTTCTCCCTCCCGGTCATCGCGGCGGCATAATGCTCCATTGCCTCGTCCTTGAATTTTTCGAGCATTTCGGGCGAATACGGAATGCCTTTTTGCTGACATATATCCTTTATCCGCGCTTCGGCCGCGTCCCAGTAGGATTGCGGCGATTCTATATGTTTGGATATGGCCGAGGCATTGGCGTTATAGGTGGCGAGTAAGGGCGCGAGTGTTCCGGCCAACTCCAGCCAGTCGAACGCTCCGATAAATCGCGGTACGCTGTAATGGTCGTGTCCGAAACTGTAAATATTATAATACGCCAGAGATACCGGGTGTTTCAGCGGATTCCGAGGGTCGAAAAGCGGATATATATGCGAGGTCTTGCTGTCAGGCACCGGCCAATCGGCTACCATAGCCTCGGAGGGTATAGCGTTGTCGCCGGGCCATACATAGCGAACCTTTGCCGCCGGAACGTGTTCCACCCTCACGATACGTCCGGCACCTATCCGCGCTCCTCTCGAACGTGTGAACTTAACCCAGAACCCCTCCAAATGGCAGAGGTCAATCAGACAGCGGTGCATTTGCGTAAGGTAGTCGGTTTCTTTCAATGCGGCGGTAATTTTGTCGTCAATCACCCATTCCCGGTAAAAGATATTGTTCCCGTCCACCGCGTCGCGATACAGGCGGGGGCCTTCGCCCCACTGCAAACCGGCTTTCTTGCCCATAATGCCCTCTCCGGCGTAGAATTTTTCGAGCAATCCGCACACGCGCCCCGGTAAATTGTTATCAGACCCAAAAGGTATTATCGGCGTTCCGTTCACATTCATGTACTTGTAGCCGAAAGAGCCGGAGCCGCCGCGCAACATAAAGTGCGTGGGAGTCCAGCCCCGGCCGCCGGAATTGAGGCTGAAGGTAAATATTTCACCGGCTCCGTTATCGACAAATCCGAAATTTCCGCTTCTGCGTATCATCGTGGTAAATTTGAAGTGTTAGTTTAAGACTGTGCGGCGGCCGTTGAACTCGACTATTAACGGCTGCCAGCACACACTGGCAAGCCCGGTTTCAGTATCAGTAAAAAATAATTTGTATGACGAGCCGGAAATTTCCTCGTCGGAGGCTTTCGGACGGACACGGACGGCGTTTACCTTCACAAGGTCGCCGCCGTTGCGCGTCTGCCTGTTCCACTTGCGGAACTTCATCGAAAACGTTCCTCCGGCGAGGCTAATCCGTTTCATTTCCTCGATAGCCTGAAACAGGTCTATTGTCTGCGTCTGCGTTCCTTTATCCATGGCCATACATGGTCGGCTATAATTACATAAATGACATAAAGCAGAGTGAATCCGAGAAGGGCCGTTCCGATAATGGTTTCTAAAGGGATAGACGGGTCCACCTCAGTCTTTGTTTCTTTCTTTTTCTTGGTGTCTGTGTCAGTCTTGCCGGAGGCTTCGGAATGACGCGTGGCGTTAAGCCCGTAAAACCATTTGCCCTTCTCCGTCTGCATTGTGTTTTTACCCTGTAACCGCCAATCGAGGTTCCAGAGGATAACAATCGGGCGGCCCGCTGAATCTCTCTCAATCTCGACCCTACCCCGTTCATCAGCGCGGACGTTTGAGGAATCGGCGCGGTTCTCTGTTGTTTTCTCGGCGGTGGCGGCGGCGTTGAATGTAGAATCTGCGGAATATTCGGAAACTGCCTGTATGGTGGTTTCCTCGACGACTTCCTTAGTAGAGCGGCAACTGAACAAAATGCCGAGGCAAGTTGCTGCAATGCAGACAAGCACATACGCGAATAATATATCATACTTTCTCATAACTGTGAAATATCAATCAGTACACATTCAGCACAGGAAGGAGCCTTTACACAAGCGAGGCGCGAAAGCTGCTTCAGAATCTTGGCATTGTTTTCCACTATCAGTTCAAGGCTTTTGATTTTATCCTCCATTGTGCCTATTCTGTTGCGAAGTTCGGCGCGGTCATCCTGAAGGTCTTTAATCAAGCCTTGATATACTGTTTGAAAATGCTCCATTGCCTCGGCTTCGGCTTGTCGACGTGTGTATTTTATTGTAAAAATCCATGTCGCTCCGCCTCCGATAACAAGGGTAATAATCGGGATAATGATGTTTATTATTTCCATATCGTCTGCGTTTTACATTGCAAATTTCGGTCAGCCGGAGCGAGGTTGGAAGGACAACCCCCGACAGTGTGCGAAAAACGCCCGATTCACACCGGGCGTTCCTCTTACTTGCTTCCTAATATGTGGTAACAACCTTCTTTACCTTGAAATGCTATTCCTTAACGACTTCATCGGATTCCCCTACTGGCTGCGGATAGTTGGAATCCGAAACATCGTCTATATCGGTGAACGTATCTTCCACCCGTTCGGCGATTTCTTCCTCCGGCGGATTCTGGTGGCTCTTGCGCCGGGCGACAGACCCCGCGATTGCTGCGAGGTCTTGACGGATTCCGTCAATGGCGCGGAGGGTGGCGACTGCCTCCATATCATCCATCCCCAAATCTTCGGAAACATGAAGAACGGTATTAAATATGCGGTCAAGGGTTGCCCGGTAATAGTGGTATGTTCCGGCGGTGTGCTGAAGTCCGTTTATTGCGGCGAGTGCTGCGTCGCTTACTTGTATGGTATTGTTTTTCTTTTCCATGATTTTCTATACTTGTGATTGTTGATTGTTTACCAGTCTTTGCCGACACCGAGTCTGTCTTGGCGTATGTCGCGGAAAGTTTCACGTATAGCCCACGGTGTAAACCCGACAAGGAATACCAGTCCGCCATAAGCGGTTATTCGCTCGTTGTCAATGCAAACGCCCCACCATGCAATAAGGGTGGCGATTACGGATACAAAGATACTGAATTTTTCCGATGTAAGGTAAATAATTGCTTTAATCGGTAGTTTCTTCGCTCTTGGTCGGCATAATTCAGCCGGAGCCGGTAAAGTTTGAGTTACTTTCATTTGTGGTGTAGTTTGAGTTTGACGATATATTTGTATGAATGAAAAGGCGGCCACCTCTCCATGTCGTCAAACTACACCGGAAACCGACGGAAGGGTCGAGTTACTAAAGTGCGGAGAAGGCGGTCGCCTTGTATCGTATGTAATCAGGCACAAAAAACGCCCGAAGTATTTCGAGCCGAGAACCGGCCCAACCGAGATAACTCGGTGTAGTTTGACAGCGCAAAGTTCGGAAGAATATTGTGAACAAAGAAAAAAAAACGTTAATAAAGTTTAAGACGAAAGAGAAAAATAAAGCCGGAGCGATTTGCCCCGGCGCGTTATGTATTATTTTATATAGTTAGCGATTTTCTTTCACATCACACCCTGTAATATTCCAACTTGAACGGTCGAGTGGATTCCCTTCAAAATAAGTAAGGGTTACGGTGTATCGCAATTCCTGTTCTACACCAAAAGCGTTTTCAGCGGTCAAAGTGCCTTTTATCCGATAGGTGTTATCCCCGAACTTTTCACGCGTTACCGACATCAGAGAAAAGTCGGCGGTCGCCGGGTTGTTCAACTGACTTTTAACCTCCTGTTTTGCT